TAAGGATTTTTAAGTATTGCAGAAAAAGGATTATTGCATTAAGTATCGAGAATAGACAATTAAAAATGCAATTAGAATATCTTAGAGCCACATTAAACAAAGATGAATATACAAAACATTAAATATGGCAGAAAAAAGATTACAGTTAAATTTGAAATATTAAAAAATCTTTATGGATATTTTGAAACAGAAAAAGAACTACTTGTGATTGACAAAAGAATAAAAGGTCTAAGACTATTTAATACAATAATGCACGAGTTATTTCATATTATTATTCACTATGCTGGAATTAATGTTAATGATAGAGGAGAGGAACCTATTGCACAGGCAGTTGGCGATGGATATGAAAAAATTTTTAAACAAAACCCTAATCTTTGGAAAGCTTTAACCAAACTAATAAAAGGATAAACAATGGAAATACAAGAAATAGATATTAACGAAATAAAACCCTATAAAAATAACCCTAGAGAGATACCAATGGAATCAGTTCAAAAGGTTATGAACTCAATTAAAGAGTTTGGAAACAATCAACCTATTGTTGTAGATAATGATAACGTTATTGTTGTAGGACATACTCGTTGGAAAGCATTAAAGCAACTTGGCAAAACAAAAGCCTATATTGTTAAAAGAGAATTTTCTAAAAATGATGCTATGGCTTATAGAATTATGGATAATAGATCAGGAGAAGAATCAAAATGGGAAAATAAATTATTAGCAGAAGAATTAAATATGCTTAAAAATGAGGAGTTTGATTTAGATTTTACAGGATTTAATTTAACTGAGCTAGAAAATTTATCTAATGACAAGGATTTAGAATTTAAAGCTAATGATAATATTGATACTAGTATTGATGTTGACTATCCAGCAGATATGGAAGTTTCCCATGTTAAAATGGTGCAATTATTTTTAAATACAGAAACAGAAAAAAACTTTAGGCTTTGGGTATCTGAATTACAAAAGGATTTAGCAACTGACAATCTGACAGATACAGTATATCAAGTAATTAAAAATGCACACGATAACAGCAAAAGCTAAATACACTGACGAAGAAATAAAAAAGCTTGAGGGCTATTTTGTTCAAGACCATCAAGTAGATACTATTATTGATTATGACTGTGATGCTTATAAAGAAAATGGAGAGCCTTTATTTTTTTTTAGAAAAAATGCTATTCCTAGTAATATTTGTGAACAAGCCTATAAATCATTAAGGTTTGCAGTAGCTAAAGGTGGCAACAGAGGTTCTGCTGGTGGAGTACCAGATAAAAGAAATGATAAGGTTGGCTTAAAATTTAACGAAGATGGAACAATAGAAAAAACAAACAAGGTAGGAAAGACTAGAGGCTTTAGAGTTAATAAAAATGGAACTATTTCTAAAACGCATGAGGCTTTTACAAAGGTCGAAAGTGGTATTGCTGGATTTTTTGATAGGCAAACTAGAATACCTTATTGCAGACAAACCTCTTTTAACGAGCATCAATTTGAAAAATTTAAAAATGGGTATCCTTATATAAAATATATTTCAGATTTATTTAAAGATGTGTGTCCTGAAAGGTGGGAAGCACAAAACAACATGATACAAAAAACAACTAAAGAATTTTATATACCTAATACTGTTTTTACAACTATTACTATAAATAAAAATTTTAGAACTGCAATNCATNAAGANAAAGGAGATTTACCAGAAGGNTTTGGNAACTTAGGAGTTTTAGAGGCTGGTAATTATGAGGGTGCAATAACTGTTTTACCTAAATATGGAATAGGTTTTAATGTAAGAAGTGGAGATATNTGTTTTTTTGATGTTCACGAATATCATGGTAATACTGCAATTAATGGAAAAGGAAAGTTTGAAAGAATATCAGTTGTGTGTTACTACAGAAAGAATATGATTTTTTGCAAATCAGCAATAGAAGAACAAGAAATTGCTAAAAGACTACAGAATAGGGCTAATCTTAACAAATGAAATTTAGAATAGCTATACCTACGATTGCTAGAGCTGAAACAATTAAAAAGAAAACAATTAATTATTTAGCTAAAACGGATATAGATTTTAGCGAGGTGGATTTATTTTTATCTGATGGTAATGAATTAGATGCATACAAAGAATCTTTAAAAGAATATCCAATTAATTTTATAGTNACTAATAAAAAACATGTAAATACACAAAGAAATTTTATGATTGATTACTATGAAGAGGGTCAACTTGTTCTTGGTATTGATGATGACATACAAAGTATTGAAATGCGAATATCCGAAAAGAAAACAATGCCTTTGTTAAACCTTACAGAATTTGTAGATCAGGCTTTTGAAATATCCCAACAGTATAAATTTGATATGTGGGGTGTAAATGCAGTATTAAACCCTTATTTTATGCGAAATAATATTAGCTTTAATTTAAAATATATCGTGGCTTGTTTTTATGGTTGGCGAAATACACATCAACGAAAAGCCTATGTATCAACAAACCCAGAATATGGTAAAGAAGATTACGAGAGAAGCATAAGATATTATATGGCAGATGGTGGGCTAACTAGATTTAACTATGTATCTCCTAAAACTAAATATTATTCAGAAGATGGTGGAATACAAACGTATCGTACTGTAGAATATGAACAAAAAGCAGTTGATTGGTTGCTAAAAGAATTTCCTTTATATTGCACAATCAATAGGCATAAAAAATCTAAATGGCCTGAAGTTGTCTTGAAAGATCAACGAAAAAAGGCTAAAAAAAGATAAACACAAAAAGGACATAATGGTACGACCAATTAAAAAAGTAGATGAAGAAGCTATCAAGAAATTAGCACAATTACACTGCACTTTTGACGAGATTGCAGAGTTTTCTGGAGTTTCTACAAAGACATTACAAAGGAGATATGTCCACCTTATAAAAAAGGGTCGTGAGATGGGCAGAATAAGTTTAAGACGTGCACAATTTGAGAAAGCATTATCTGGGAATGTAGTTATGCAGATATGGTTAGGAAAACAACATTTAGATCAAAGAGATAAAATAGAACAAACAAACTTTAATGAGCCTTTACCATTAATTATAAATGCTAAGCCTGATGAAATAGACGATGGCAAAAAGTAAAGGTAATGTATTNGGTGCAGTTATAAACTACACTAAAACAGAAAAAGGTACATCTATTGGCAGACGACCTATTACTTCTACACTTAATAAGCATAAACGCAGACAGCAAGGTAAAGGTAAATATCGTGGACAAGGAAAGTAAAAAAAACCAATAGTAGTATTATACCAATAGCAGTATTATTGTTTCCAATAGTAATTATTTTAATTATGTGATATTTATGCCACATGGCTAAATATAAAAATAGAACTGTTAAACTTAATAAACCAATGCGTGGAGATGTTAAGAAATTTAAAGTATTTGTAAAGAATAGAAAAACAGGCAGAGTAGTAAAAGTTAATTTTGGCGATAAAAAGCTATCTATTAAAAAGAATATCCCAGCTAGAAAAAAATCATTTATGGCAAGATTTAGACCAATACTTGCTAAAGCTAGAAGTAGTGGAAAACAATTAAATACAACTCCTGTTTATTGGGCAGTTAGATCATGGCAAAAAGGATTTAAGCTATGATAGATAAATTTTTTTATAAATTGTTCGGAATGGTAGATGATTTTATGGGCTATTTATTTGATAGATTTATTTCTGATCAACCGAAAAAGAAAAAAAATATTAATGTAAAGTCGCCAGACAATAGAATGAACTTTCCTAAGGATTAATATGGAGATTGATATTATGAACTATTATTTCACAGGTGGTATTATTATATTATTTGTCTTACTAACAATGTTTGTTGCACCACTATGAAAAAAACTACTAAGAAAAAAGAATTACCTACAATTACAAATGTATTAGTACAAGCTGTAAATGATATGAGTTCTAAACTACATAGAGTTCACAAAGATGTTTCAAACAACTCTAAAGATATAAACGAACTTAAACAACAAGTTAGTTTTAGTAAAGGTGCAGTTAAAGTATTATTATGGTTAGCTGGTGCATTAACTACTATTATGGCTATTTTTCAATGGATAGGTACAAGATGAAAAAGAACCAATGGGTATTACCCGTGTTAGGAACTATTCTTTTAGGACTATCTTCCTATGTGTTAATGACTATAGTAGAATTACAAGTACATTTAGGAATGTTAAGCGAGGAAATTATGTCTATAGATAAACAGATAGGTAGAATTTATAATCACATGGATAGGTTAACAAGTAAATGAAATTTGTTTTAGCTTATACAATATGTTCTGCAATAACAGGATTCTGTAATACTCCAGCAATACACCCTGTTAAATTTAACACATGGACAGATTGCACAAAAAATGGTGCTATGGTAACAATCAAAGTTACAAACGAATACAAAGAAAAATTTAACGAAGAAAAATTATATATATCTTATTTTTGTAATGAACATCACACTAACGAAACCCCAACATAAAGTTTCATCAAGTAATAAAAGATTTAGAGTTTTAGTATCAGGTCGTAGATTTGGTAAAACCTATTTATGTATTACTGAAATGATGAAGTATGCAACGCAGATTAATAAAAAAATCTGGTATGTAGCACCTACATTTAAAATGGCTAAAGAGATCGTATGGTCTAATTTAAAAGATATGCTTTCACAATTTAACTGGATAGAAAATATTAATGAATCTAACATGACATAACAATTAAAAAAACAGGTAGCAAAATATCTTTAAAAGGTTGTGATAATTATGATGGTTTGCGTGGAGTAGGATTAGACTTTTTAATACTAGATGAATTTGCAGACATTGAAGAAAAAGCATGGACAGAGGTCTTGAGAGCATCTGTATCTGACACAGAGGGTGATGTACTAATGTGTGGCTCTCCAAAGGGCTATGGTAATTGGTCTTATAGAATGTACCTTAAAGGGCAACAGGGCGACACAGAGTGGGATAGCTTTCAATTTACTACCTTGCAAGGTGGAATGGTATCAGAAGAAGAAATAGAACAAGCTAAACAGGATATTGATATTAGAACTTTTAGGCAAGAGTTTGAGGGTACTTTTGAAAATTATGCTGGTAGTGTTTATTATAACTTCCACCCTGTAGAAAGTGTAGTTGATAAACAAATAGATTGGACTAAACCTTTACATATTGGCATGGACTTTAATGTGGATCCAATGAGTGCTTGTGTTGGGCAAATAGAAAAAGATAAAATATTTTTTTTAGATGAAGTAATTATTTATTCAAGCAATACTGATGAAATGGTAGAGGAAATAAGAAATAGATATGGAACTAAGATACCTATTTTTATTTATCCTGACCCAGCCTCAAGACAAAGAAAAACATCTGCTGGAGGTAGAACTGATTTAAGCATATTACAAAACGCAGGATTTAAAGTTAAATGTAAATTAAAACACCCAGCAGTTAGAGATAGGATTAATGCTGTAAATAGCAAACTCAAAGATTCTAATGGCAATAGGCATATTTTTGTTTCCAAAACTTGCAAAACTATTGTAAAAGGATTACAACGACAAATATACAAG